ATGGGTGTGGTATAATATCAATGTAGGGCTTAACTCTCACTGCCGTTAAGGCTGGTATCTTATGGTGTTTACGCCGTGGCTTAAGCTGCTTATCGTCCCACTCCTAGCGCTAGCGTCATTCCTCCCCGGCGCCATGCCCCAACAGGCCCAAGATGAGCCTAAGTTACCCCCTAATGTGGAGGTTTTAGAGCCCCTGGCGATTAGCAACACGCTGCCAAATAAGCTTAAAAACGCTGTTTGTCGCATTGAACTCCCTGGCGGAGGTCATGGCAGTGGCGTAGCTTTTGACACCGAGGGGAACGACACCATTGTACTAACTGCCGCTCACGTGGTAGATGGCGGGTGGGGTAGCTTTAGCCCTAAGGTAACCTTTGTCATCCGTGGCGTGGTTAACGGTGAAGATATTGTTACCCTGGGCCGCGTAATCGCTATCAGCCCGGTTTATGACCTAGCTACGATGAGGGTTACTGGCCGTGATTTCAAGCCACTGGCACTTGAGCGTGGCCATGTGTCGAATAAGAAGATTATCGTCGCTGCGGTGGGGTATCCCCTTGATATCTTCCCTTCAATCGTAACCTTAGGCGAGGCCTACTCCCACGAAAGGGAGAATAAGCTAATACCACATACTGCCGGTATCTTCTTTGGTAACTCTGGTGGCCCGTTAGTTGACCTTACAAGCATGCGAGTTATCGGAATTGTGGTCCGCATCCACGTCAGTGACGGCTTTGTCCGTTCTAACACAGGGCTGGCCGAGCCGGTGGAGCACATTCAAGACTTTTTATTCCCCAATGAAAGCAAGAAAGATGGGAAGTAATGCTGTCCCAGATTGGACTTATCCTCTCGTTTATAATTGGCACTACGCTGGGCATCCTTGCCACTGCTGTGGCTGCCATCGTACTTATCCGCCTTATCCCGTCACGTGGCCTTACGCCACAGGAAGCGGTGGAGCAAGTAGCCCTGCCGTTCTATATGAAGGGGGATAGGGAAGAGCGGATGGTAGAGGACGAGATGTCTCCAGCTAGTATGCAACGGCCAGAGGTATATGATAACCTGGAAGGACTAGGAAAGTAGATGTTGATCTCATGCGATAAGTGTGGCCTTGACACTCAGAAATGGAACATTACTGTGTTTGAGGGCGGCGAAGGTAGTTTAGAACGTTGGGTCTGCTATGAGCGATGCCATGGTACCTGGTAATACCGGCAGCCTTCCGCTACCAGGTGGTAGCATGGACGACATAGAGTCTCCGCTGCTGGACGCCAAGGCACAGGCCGCTGGGGAATATGCCCTTAATAATAAGCAAGAGCGGCTGTTAGAATATATACGTCAAAACATTCCAGTGTCCGGCTTCCTCGATGTACTGAGTGAAGACATGTGGCTTCGGGAAGTCCTGAAAGATGTTGACTCCAAGGTGCCGAGTGTTAGGGGCAACGCGCTCCGTATGTGGGGTCAATATCAGGGCTTCTTACATAGTAAGGGCGCTAAGCCAGGCCCTCGTAAAGTCATCGAGTTTGAAGACTAGGCCATTATGCTAGAGGGTGCCAGTGATAGTAACGCAACGCCTAGTAGTGTGCCTACTCCGAAGCCGGTACGAACTGACGCTAAAAGACAGAAAGACCGCGAAAGGCAAGCGGCGTATAGACGACGGAAGATTAACAAATTAAATGGCATATTGCCAAAAATTCCCAAGGTGGGCTGGGAACTAAAACATAGGCCCACCGAAAAATTAACAGTTAAATATGCCCCACTCAAACATCAGAAAGAGTTTAGCAAACTCCTTGCTGGTAATAAGCGCATCGTGCTTTTTCTCGGCGGGATTCGTAGCGGTAAAACTTATGCTGGGGCTAGAGAGGCACTTAAGAGAATATATACCGAGCCCATCACAAGGGGAATTGGCTGGATTGTCAGCCCTACTTATCCTATGTCTCTGGTCGTTGAGCGCGAGTTTGAAAGCGCGGCGGACGGTATTATCATTAAGAAGTACAAGGGTGAGAGAGCGTACCTACTGTACCCACCGAAGGGGTGCGACAAGCCATACCGAGTCGAGGTAAAGAGTGCGGAAGAGCCCGACCGTTTGCGCGGTGCAAGCTTAGACTGGATCTGGATGGACGAAGCCGCGATGATGACGGAAGACTGCTGGAAAATCTTGCTAGGTCGCGTGCTTGACAGTCAGGGTAAAATCTTCATGACGACTACGCCACGTGGTCGTAACTGGCTGTACCGCGAGGTGTTTGAACGTGCTGACAAAGATGATAGGATCGCAGTTGTTCGCGCTACCACGAGCGAAAATATATACCTTAATAAGGAAGACGTTGGACACTTACGCAACAGCTACAGCGCTAGCTTTGCAAGACAGGAGCTTGAAGGAGAGTTTGTCTCCTTTGACGGCCTGGTCTATCAAGCGTTCGATTTCCGGTCTCATGTGGTACCGCCGATTACAAGGGTGCCCTCTGGCGCCGAGATTATTGGTGGCATTGATACTGGGTTTGAAGACCCGTTTGTCCACCTTTGGGTAATGAAGAGTAATCATAATTACTACGTCATTGATGAATACTTTGCCAAGCACAGAACGATTGAAAATCACGCCCAGAGCATCAAGGCGTCTAAGTGGGACGCCCTTGTTATGCGTCGGTGGGCCGACCCCAGCAGCGCACAAGAGAGAACTGACCTCGATAGACACAATGTCAGCAGCTATCCAGCCAATAACGATATAAAAGCTGGGATCAACTGTGTCGAGCGCCTGCTGGAAGTTGGTAGGCTCTACGTCGCGCAGAACTGTGTAAACCTACTCAGCGAGATAGGACAGTATCAGTACAAGGTAAAAGATGGGAAAAACACGAAGGACGAGCCAGTCGACTATGCCAACCACACGATGGACGCCCTGCGCTACGCCATCTACAGCGAAGAGGGGTATAATCAGGCACATCCCTTTATCACCACTAATGAAGACGGGAGTATGGAGCTACATGGCATTACCGGGAACCCTTTGTCCAACCGATTGGAAGACTGGATCGCGGCAAGAGCGCTCCCTGTTATAGAGCTGGAAGATGGGATGGGAGATGAATAGTCGATACTGCCCAAAGTGTGATGCGTGGATGACTGGAATGTGCCATCATATTAGTGTGAAATACCGTGACCCGCTCAGAAAGTTCTACTTCGACGCTAGTGAAGCTTCTGGGGAACGCGTTGATTCTATTGGTCAAGTAGACAATTTGCAAAAGACAGGGGTTATGTACGAAGTGGGCCGTGATGTACCACGTGGAAGGCGCTAATGGCTGACATCCTGATGGGGGACCCAAGGCCAGTAGAGCTTCAAAACTCTAATGGCGCCGTACCGGTGGTTCAGCAGTCACCAGCTGACGAAGAGCTGGCCCGTAAAGTGTTCTATAAGTACAAAGAGGCGAAGAACTTTAAGAGAAATTACGATAAAGACTGGGATAAGTGGTATAAGCTCTACTCCGGCGCTCACTGGGAGGCTAACAGGCCGTCTTGGAAGTCTGACCCGGTGGTCAACTTTATATTTGCAACTATAGAGACCATCATTCCCATTATGACTGACAGTAGCCCAACCATCACGGTTGTGCCCACTATGCCAGACGATGCGACTAACGCTGAGGTTTTCAGTCAGATTGTAAAACGCAGCTGGGTTAGCAACGAAATGCAGCTTAAGCTGCCAACAATATTGAAAAATGTGCTGAAATACGGCACCGGGTTTGCCAAAGTATGGTGGAACCCTAAGTTAAGCAAGGGGATGGGAGACGTTGCTGTAAGTGTGGTTGACCCACGGCATGTATACCCCAGCCCAGGTGCCATCGAGATTGACGACGCCGCGTATATGATCTACGCTGCCAACGTTCCGCTCTCAACGGTAGAGCGTGATTACCCCAATGTCAAGGGTTTGATCCCCCCTGGCGTGTGGGATGAAGATTTAAGTATCAATAAGACGGTTACGGCACAGGGTGGCGGTAAAGTTGCGCTTATCGGCCCCATTCAGAGCACAGACGGCTCTACCGTCAGCTGGCCAGCTGGGACAAGCCCCAATGCCGCAAGTTATGACCGTGGCCGGATGTGCACAATCGTCGAACTCTGGAGCAAGGAAGACGACGACAGCATGCGGGTCACTATTATGGCAAACGGAGTGCTGCTGAAGGATGAGCCCACGCCGTTTCAGCACGGTGAATACCCCTTTATTAAATTTATCGACTACGTAATCCCGAGTTGCTTCTGGGGGATGGGTGATATTCAACAGCTGGAGAAACTTCAGGACAATATTAACAAAAGACGTGGACAAACTCAAGATATTCTTCGTATTACTGGTAATCCTCCTATTATTGCGGATGCTGACTCCGGGCTAAACCCCAAGGCGATGACAACGAGGCCCGGCACCATCATATTTAAGAACAGGGGCACCGAAGTCAAGTGGCTGCAGCCCCCAATTCTACCGGCCTCCTTGTTTCAGCTTCAGGAGCTGGATAAGCAGGACTTCGATAGTATTTCGGGCATCTATGACGTAACTCAGGGGAAGAAGCCTAGCGGTATTGAGGCCGCCAGCGCGATTACTGAACTTCAAGAGGCTGCCCAGACGAGGCTGCGCCATAAGGTGCGTAATATGGAGAGCGGGCTGTATAGAATGGGCCGTCAGATTATTAGCCTGATACAACAGTTCTACACTGAAGAGAGAACCATCAGACTAGTGGGGAAGAACCCAACGCAGCCAGAGTTTGTTACCGTTAACAAAGAGATAATAGACGAAAATGGCAATTTAGTCAAGCTAAACGATACTTCAATTGGAGAGTATGACCTTGAGGTAGGCGTTGGCAGCACCATGCCGGTCAATAAGACTAGGCGGTATACCGAGATGATGGAGATGTACAGTGCTGGCGTGGTTGACGCCCAGGCTGTAATTGAAAACTCGACGCTTAGTCCGCAAGAGCAGATGCGCATTCTCAGTAGGATGCAGCAGCAACAGCAAGCTATGGCGCAGGCCCAAGGCGGCGCTGTGCCAGCGGAGGGGGCGCCTTCTGGTGGTGATGAGGCCCCGCCAAGCGAAGAAGAATTAGCGCAGCTAGAGCAGGGTGCGATGGCTGATGAGACAGGATTAGAATAGGAGCAACAATGGCTGATCTTAAGGCGCCTAATCAGTATGGCGACAAGGGTAACAAGGGGAGCGCACCCGAGAAGAAGGGTGGCAAACTAGCCGGGCCTTACGAGACGAGTAAGGAAGAGGCTGCTGGACATAAGAATTAAGGGATAAAGATGCATAATCAGAACAGACAGGCAGCTATAGGGCGTGCCGCACCGTCAAGTGAAGAAGAGATGATGCCAGATGAGGCACCTGAGGCGGACCCGGCTGTGGACGCCGGTGGCGCTCCTGTTCCTATTTCTGACATTGCTATGTATCTTAAAGCAATTTTGCCGTCGCTGCCACAGGAACAACAGGCAGCGGTAGCTCAGGCTGCCGAAATACTCACCTCGGTGGCCCCGCAGGAAACCCCACAGGAAGTACCTGTGGAATCCGGTGGTGTAGATAGTGAGGCTATGGGCGGAGTCCCGGCCCGTTATTAGGGACAGAGGAAATTAGATGGTTGATAACAGTCCTAACGAAGGTTTTGATCTTGATGCCGATCTATTTGGAGAAGAGGCGGCCCCTCAGGGGGCACCCGTCGCAACTCCAGAGGCAAACCAGTCTGAGAAACCCGTTTGGAAGGCGGCTGGCAGAGAGTGGAACGACCCGGCGGAACTAGCCAAGGCACATGATAGTCTTACTCGTGAGTTCAGCAAGACTAAGAATGAGCTGAAAGGCTTGTCTGGCTGGCGTCAGTTTGAACAGTATCTTGAGAAGAATCCCGACTTAAGGGAAACTCTTAGCAAGGCAGTGGATGACTACCGCACCCGGCGTGATGCGGGACAGTCAAAGACGCAGGCAGAGCGTGGCTCTGGCATACCTAGCGAAATCGCTAGTAGGCTAGACGACATGCAGGCTAAGCAGGACGACATAATGCTAGACCGGGAAATTGCCACTGTTCAGCGCAAGTTTACACTCGATGATAAGGCAGTGGGTGAAGTTCTGCAGTTTAGCGCAGATAACGGCGGCATGCCATTGGAACATGCTTATAAGCTTTGGGCCTTCGATAAGAAGCAGCTTGAGGCTAAGGCAAGCGGTGGTAAGGCTGCACTAGAGGCGCATATTAAGAAGCAGAAAGCGAATGTTGGCCCATCCAGCTCACAGTCAGTAGCGCCGTCATCGGCTAATCCCTCGAAGATGACAAAGATACAACACGAAGCCGGACTGGCCAAGCGGTTGGAGGATTACGGCTTTAAGGATTAAACAATGGCGCTTTCTATTGGACAGTTAGCATCTATAACGCAGGATCACATTGTCCCCCAGGCTGTGGACAACATCTTCCTGGCTAACCCTTTACTTTATAGATTGAAGGAGAAGGGCGTTAAATATCAGGGAGGCAAGTTTATTGACCAGCCCCTGCTTACCGCTAAGACCACAAGCGCTGGTGCGTTCCGTGGTTATGACCTTCTTTCGACTGCTGCAAACGATCAGCTTACTGATGCGCAGTTCGAGTGGAGACAGCATTACGCTCACGTCACCATCTCTGGTGAAGAGGAGTTTAAGAATAGCGGCAAGGAAGCGATTATGAATCTTCTTGAGCTTAAGCGGATGGCCGCTGAGCGTACGCTAGAAGATAACCTTGGTACCGGAGTTCAGGGTGATAACAGTGCAAACGGCAAGGACATAGACGGCCTACAGCTTGTGCTTTCGTCTT